AAAGGCAGTGATATGACACAAGATGAAATCATTAAGATGGCGCAAGAATGCAATTTGATTGGTATGCGTCCACACCTTGATGGCATTTACACAGAAGCACTAACAGAGTTTGCCAAACTGATAGCCGCCAAAGAACGTGAAGCCTGTGCCTTAATTGCTGAACAAAAAATAGGTAAAACATGGGCGGCTCCAAACTCGCCTAAAGAATGGTGGGAACTAGCCTGTAAAAACATTGCTGAATCCATCAGAGCCAGAGGTGAAGCATGAAATTTGAAATCATTATTGCATTGCTGTTTACTATTGGCGCAACTGTTTGGATTGCATATTTGACGCAGGGGATGACATGATTGAGGTATTTAAACAGGCGCTTGAGGCGTTGGAAATTGCCGCAGAAGGTGGCAGGGTTCACTTCCACTCATACGCCGAAGCATTACGCCAAGCCATTGCAGAACTGGAAAGCCAAGAGTCTATGGCGACGATAGCAGTTCGATGGCATGAGCCTGTGGGCAAAGTTGCTTATGTTTTAGAAGTCAATTTACCAGTCGGCGTTCATAAACTCTACACCCACCCACCACAGCGCACAGAGCAAAACTTCTGCTCAAGATGTGGCAAACGCACAGCAGACTTAACAGTTATTCACACTTGCACACCACCACAGCGCACAGAGCAAAAGACTTCGGCAGATGATTTTTTTAAAATGATTGCAGATAGCAACCCAAAGCCTTTTCTATCACCACAACGCACATGGATAGGACTGACTGATGATGAATTTAATGAACTTTATGATAAATATGTTCCATTAACTTGTTATGCGTTGTTGATTGAAAAGGTTGAAGCCAAACTCAAGGAGAAAAACACATGATAGTTAAAACAATTGTTGAGAATGAAGATGGGACAGCAACAATCACCTGCGATTTCACTGCGGCAGAAGTAAGCGCTTGTGTTGAGGTTGGGTTTTTAAGGTTGCTTGAAGAGTATTTAAAGAAAAATGCTCCATTTCACGAGAAGACAGATGATCAGCCGCCTGCTCCTTAGTGTTGTAATAGGCTCAATTGGCTTAGGGGGATTGATGGAACCCGCGCCGCTGACCGCCAAACAAATGATGATTAAGGCACAAAACAAGTCAATCAGCAACGTCTGCGACAAAAGAAAAAAGACAGCAAAGGTCAAAGAAATGTGTGCAAGATGGGCAAAACACCTGTAAAATAATGGCATGAATGCATTCGATTATTCAGGATCTAGCAAGATCACAAAAGAACTCGCAAAAAGCCACAGCATCAGCAAAAACGCATCAAAGAGCGTAAATGATGCTAGGACGATTGATGGCAGAGACCCGGGAACAATCTACGGGATAAGCCGCGTTGGAGACGACAGCGTAATGCGCTTCAATGCCCTCAGAGCAATGCAGTTGAGCAAATCTAAACTTCAAGTTAAACTCCAGCATAATGAATCACATGGAGAGCGACATGGCAACAAGAAAACCCAAAGCCGAAGAGCAAACAGCGTCCGATAAGACGGAAGTAGTAGTCGTCGCGCCGAAACCAAAGATAGGTAGGCCATCCGATTACAACCCCACCACAGCTACTATCATTTGTAGCCGTATAGCAGAAGGGGAAAGCTTGAGGGAGATAGTAAAGACTGATGGGATGCCAGATAGGAGAACGGTTTATAGTTGGTTGATGCAACACGAAGAGTTTCTCAGCCAATACAACCGCGCCCGCGAAGAGCAGGCTGATACTTACGCTGATGAAATCATTGCCATTGCTGATGAACAGCCCGAAATCATTGCTGTGATTGACAAGAAGACTGGCGCATTGATTGAACACAAGCTGGACAATGCTTTCCTTCAATGGCAAAGGAATCGTATTGATGCTCGTAAGTGGACGGCTATGAAGCTCAAGCCTAAGAAGTATGGCGAACGCTTACAGATGACAGGCTCAAAGGATGAGCCTATGGAGGTCAACGCTAGGATTGATGCGACTTCTCTGTTTGAGGGATTGATGCAAAACTTAGAACTAAAGAAACAGGTCAAGATCAGTGAGTGAGCTTGATGATCTGACTGAACTGCTTGCCGACCCAGACATCAGGAAACAGTTTGATGAACTGCCTGATGAGGATTACAAGGTATCGTGGGCTTGGCGCATGCAGTGGTTGTCGAAGGCGCACTTGCACCAGATACTGCCCCCGGGGGACTGGTGGTCGATCTGGCTAATGCTGGCAGGTCGAGGCGCTGGAAAGACCCGTACAGCCGCTGAGCAGATCGCGTGGTGGGCATGGAGGCAACCTAACACTAGATGGCTTGTAGCGGCTCCTACGTCCTCTGATGTACGCGCTACCTGCTTTGAGGGCGACTCTGGGCTTATGTCCATCATTCCCCCATCACTGATAGCTGATTACAACAAAGCCTTGCATGAGTTGCGCCTGACCAATGGCTCCCTGATTAAGGGTATACCCGCATCAGAGCCTGAGCGGTTTCGAGGCCCACAGTTCCATGGAGCGTGGTGCGATGAGCTTGCCGCATGGGATTATCTGCAAGATGCGTGGGATCAGATCATGTTTGGTGTGCGATTGGGAAAGCAAACGAGAATCATTTGCACTACGACTCCCAAGCCAAAAGACCTGATCATGGAATTGATTGGCAGGAAGGGTGATGACGTGGTGGTGACTACGGCATCGACGTATGCCAACATTGCTAACTTGTCAGACAACTTCCAGCGCCAGATCCTCCAATATGAGGGGACTAAGCTAGGCAGGCAGGAGATCTACGCTGAGATCATTGATCCTGAAGAGGCTGGTATCGTCAAGCGGGACTGGTTCAGGCTATGGCCTGACGGCAAGCCGATCCCCAAGCTGGAGTACGTCATTCAATCCTATGACTGCGCCAACACTGACAAGACGGTCAATGATCCAACCGCCGCCATTACCTTTGGCGTATTCAAGCCGCTGGATGGTGGCATGTGTGTGCTGGTGCTGGATTGTTGGCAAGATTACCTGCAATATCCTGACCTGCGCCCGAAGGTGATTGATGAGTTTGAGATCGTGTATGGGGACGACAAGGGCAAGAAGCGGGTTGACCTGATTCTGGTGGAGGATAAGTCGGCGGGTATCTCCTTGATCCAAGACTTGCAACGTGCGCACCTGCCTGTACGGGCGTATAACCCCGGCAGGGCGGACAAGATCCAACGCCTAAGCATTGTGTCCAACATCATCAAAGCAGGGCGCGTATGGGTTCCTGAGAGCGGGATTAAGAAGGGTTTCGTGCGCGACTGGGCTGAAGGCATGATCAGTCAGGTATGCTCATTCCCTGAAGGCACAGAGCATGATGACTTTGTGGACGCTTTGTCGCAGGGACTGCGGTATCTGCGGGATTCTGGCTGGATCAGCATTGATGCGCCGCCAAGGGAAGACTATGATGACGACGATGTTTACGACGCAGGGATCAGGAAGGGTGAGAATCCTTATGCGATGTAAAACCTCTTCCCATAAGAGACGTTGCCACTTATAATCGCCCAGTGTCCTACACTGGTGGCAATATGACCAAACCAAACGACAAAGCTCCTTTGATGGGGATAAACGTAGCCTCAGACCGAAAAGCTGGCCTCAGATACGCTGACTTGATCGTAGACGGTCATAAAACGCTTGAGTCCCGTAACGGCGATACTTTGCGCCCCTATGTTGGAAAGCGAGTGGCAATTGTTAGAACGGGTGAAGGTTCCGCAAAAGCGATTGGTGAAGTAACTGTTGGTCAGCCCATCGTGGTCAACAAGAAGAAGTTTAGGTCGATGGAAGACCAGCACCTTGTTCCAAAAGGTTCCGCATTTGACATTACGACACCGACCAAACACTTGTATCCTATGCATGACCCTGTAAGGTATGAAAAAGAAAAAGATGTTGGTCATGGAATCATTGCTCGAAAAGTTATCAATATGTCAAAAGGTGGTTTACCTCATATGTCTGGCGGAGGCTCAATGAACCCAAAGTATCCATCTATCCAAGAGATGATCCAAAAGCTTCAAGAAGCGGGTCGTACACCGATTGTCCCAGCCCCTAACCGCTGGTTTGCTGATCCTGTTAAGCATCCGTTCCAACAGAAGATGATTGAGCGAGTGCTGGCGCAAACTAAGCAAGGGCGTGAAGGCTTCCCTTCTGGTTCTTATATCAACCCGCAGACTGGCGAACCGATGGACTTTGACATCATGCACGACTTGGGTGTGGCTATTGATCCCAATACGGGACGACCAATGATGTCTGGCATCAAATCTGACCTGACTGAGATCGACCCTAAGTACGGCTCAGTAACTAAAAGCAATCTGGTACGCAAAGGCTTGTTCAAGCATGAAGGCGGCGACGAGCTACTCAAGAACCTAGCATTCCTTGCAACCATCGAGAAGAGTGGCAAGGGTCACCACTATGGGCTGTCAACGCATTACGCTTCCCCTGCTGAGTTGGTCAACACAATGACTGGCAAGAACCCAACACTGAGACCGCATAGCCGTGGAGACATCTTTGGTGTGGGTGACGAGGTCGGTCGCATCTCCATCCAAGGCAAACACCATCCCGTGTACGAGAAGCTGTTGGTAGCCCCTGCTGGATCAGACGTTCAGGGTAAGAAGCTCCACAAGGCTAAAGGCGGCGATGTTAATAAAGCCAAATTTCTTGCAAAAAGCAAAATTAAAGAGCGGCTATATCACGGAACCACAAAAGATTTTGGGTTATTCAGCCACAAGCATCAATACAGCGGGGAAGGTGGAAGTCACTCTGGTTCTGGCTTTTATTTCACCGACAATCCAGAATCAGCATCAAGATATTCCATGATGAGGGGCGAGTCTGGGTCGAATGTGATGCCCGTGCATCTTAATATTAAAAAGCCATTGCATTTTGATTGGGAGCAAGGTGAGACAACAGGCGCAAAACTTAAACTGACACCAACACAAGTGCGATCAATTATGTTGTCTCATCCCAAGATTAAAGATGAGGATGAAAGCCCATTGACAAATTGGGGTGATATACGAGGCGCAAGTTTTAATAAAACTCTTAATGATGCGGTCAACAGTTATGCTGGGTCATCAATGTTGGCGGCATTGAGAAATGATTTTTTTGGTGACAATCACGAGCAATGGCTCCGCGCTTTGCATAAAGCGACTGGATATGATTCGGGAACTACTGTCACACCTAACGGTGAACGACATTACATTGCATGGTTTCCTGAGCAAATCAAATCAGCCATTGGCAACCGTGGAACTTACGACACCACCGACCCCGACATTACAAAGAAGCTTGGCGGCAGAGTTACCCACGCACACCACTTAGAGATTGAGGAGCGCCCACTATGAAGAAACTCGTTGGTGAAGGCAAGCCATTTCACTCTGCTGTTGACAAGACAGCCGCCCTGCTCAAGCGCAAGTCAGGCACTGGCGCGGAGTTCATGAAAGAACTGATGGGTGTGTCTGGTGTCAAGCCTACCGAGCTTCAGGAGCGTGGACTGACTGAAATCATGGGTATGCCCAAGATGACGCATGAGCAGTTCATGAGGGCGTTAGCGGCTAAGCCTGCGCCAGCAATACATGAAAAGGTATTTGGTAAACCAGACGAAGAACAACAAAAACTAATAAATAAAAAAGCTCATGAGTTAGCTTATAAAGAAGCATATGATGATTTGCGTACAGAAGGTGAAAGTCACGGTGTTGCTCGTGCTGAAGCGCTTGATTTAGCTGATGTTAATTCTGATCGTTACCTTCGTAATGCTGAAAGTTTCTTGGGAGTAGCGGCCCCGTATCATGAACAGCACACGTTGCCCGGTGGAGAGAACTACCGCGAGATGCTGATCAAAACTCCTCAAGGGGTTGACAATCAAGAAAAAA